ATGTTTTCTTCAATTGCACCTTGCTTGTCAAGATTTTTAAGTAGTAAATCAAAATCAGCTAAACTAGCTAAATCTTCAAACACATTACCTCTTGTTTCAATAGCAGCAAAAAGACCTTCAGATCCAAAGCTGTCACCAGCATCAGCAAGAGTGCTATCAACAGTAGAAGCACCAGGAACACCTTTTACAGCTTCAACCATAGAGGTTTCAAGATAATCTTCAAATCTCATTCTAGTTTCACCAGCAGATTTTAAGTACCAAGAGTAACCAACGTTACCAGCTTCATCACTACTTTCGATCCATCCGATTTGAGCAGTATCAGAACCAGAAATCTTAAAGTGATCTTTAATAATAATTGGTCTGTTGTTGTATTGTTGGAACTGAGGCTTAAGCTCTCCTACCATAGAAGTAGAACCTTTTGCAAATTCAGAACCATAAACAAATACATTAATTTGCTCATTGTCAGAAAAAACTACAGCAGTACCATCACCACCTGATAAATCAGTTTGAGTGTAAGGTAAAACAGTAAAGTTAGTATTGTTACCACCAGTAGCAGTACCACTAGTTTGGCTAACGTAACATTTGATAGTTTTAAGTCCAGTTGCAGTATCAGTAATGATAACTGTATTACCAACTCTTAGCGAGTTAGTTAAGTTAGTACCAAGTGAACAAGTACCTGAAGTTCCAACAAGTTGAATACTATCAGCACCATCAGCAGCTCCACTACTTTTATAAGCAATGTGAAGTCTGTTTTGCTCAGACCAAACTACTTGGTCAGAACTCATAGGCATTTCAGCCCCTACCATTTGTAAAAAACCGCTAATTGAACGATTTCCGTATCTTTCAATTTCTTGTTCATACAATTCTGGTAGATATTGTTGTGCCCATCCAGCAGTAGCCGAAGCTGTGAAATCAATATAATTGTTATCACTTACAGTTGGGGAAGGCATAGATGCTAGAGAGTATGAACCCCCTAGTCCTAAAGACGTATTAAATCCCATTTTGTTTAAATTTTAAGTTGTTAATTATTTTCTTATTTTAAATTTCAACCTTGAGGTATCTTCACCGTTTAAAACTTTGACTTTAAATCCTGAAGCATTTACAATAGGTGGTGCTGATCTTGGAGACATATCAATGTTTTTAGCTTTCATTGTAGTCTCTTTTACAGCATCAGCTTTACCTTGATCGTAAAAATGCTTTACAATTTTATCAATGTTTTTAGCAGCGTATAAAGCTTTGTGGTAACCCTTAGCGTCATTCATCATATTATTTTCGTCAACGTACTCCGATACGAAATTTAAAATATCACTTTGATACTGTCTAGTGTTTTGAACATCATTTACTTTAAACCTATACGTCTTTTCGCCTACGTTAAAATCAAAACCTTTGAAATTTTGGTTAAAAACATTATCAGTTGCGTTTTTAAAATGTTCTGCACTAGCTTTTTGAGCCTTACCTAAAGCTTGTTGCTCTTGGCTGTACTTATTGTAAAAGCTTACTGCCTCTTGTTGTTCTCTGGTCAACTTAGAACCCAACTTGACTTCCTTATAATATTGATCCTTTAAACCAGTAAGATGCTTTTTAGCTCTTGCAATTTCTTCCTTGAAAGCTAGTTTCTTCTTACGAATATCCCTTTGCTCATCAAGTTCCTCATCAAACTGAAAGCTGTCTTCAATTAAGAAGTTTATTTCCTCCATGTTAAGATGCGGTTTAGTATTTTTATAATACTCTAGTAACAGAGTATCGTTATCAATGTTTGAATAATCAGCGTTTAGTCTAGCGTAATCTTCTAAGCTACCACCTGTTTCTTCCATAAACTTAACTAAATCTTGTAAGTTTTCTGGTACAACAACTTGTGGTTGAACTTCTTTTTCTACTACTGGTTGTTCAACTATTGTTTCTGCTTCAACTTTTTTAGTTTCAGCTACTTCTTCTTGTGTTACTTCTTCAAGAACTACTTCTTCTTGCGTTTCACTTTGTTGGGCAAGCTCTTTAACTTGCTCTTCTTTGTTTTCTTCAGGAACTTCTTCGCTAACGTTGGATTCGTCGCGAACAGGTACCTCATCTGTGCTCTGCTCTTCAGTGGACTCATTTTGTTCTTGAAATTTTTTTAATTTTGATAAATCTATTTTAATAGTTCCATCCTTTTTAACCTCCTTGTAAGAAATTTTTTCTTCAACAGGTTTTTGTTCTTCAACAGGTTGATCTTGTGTTTCCACCTCTTGAATAACTTCTTCTTGTTTTTCAGTGTTTTCCATGATATAATATTATATAATTAGTAAATTACCTAGGTTCAAATTGCTCTAGGCCAAAACCATCTAAGTTGTCAAATCCAGCAGATTCAAAACTCTTAGGTCCAGTGTCTTTTTTTCTTTGATCAATTAACTCGCTTTGTTGAGTTGCTTGTATTTTAGTTCTTTCGTCTTTACGATCTTCTTTTTCTTTTTCTCTTTGTTTAACGTTATCTACTTCAGCTTGTCTTAACCTTAAATTCATTTGAAACTCTAACTCCATTAATTCTTTTTTAATAGCAGCTTCTCTTTCCATTTTTTGTATTTCAAACTGAGACTTTGATTGTTCTATTTGTACTTTAGACTGAGTTAATGCTTGTTGCTTTTGCATTTCAGCAGCAGCTGATCTTTCTGATGCAGCAGCATTAGCTTCAGCTTGTACTCTTATATTTCTTTCTTTAAACGCTTGGTCATCAACTTGTTTTTTAACTCTTCTTATTTTAAGTAATTGATTAGCTAATTTTAAGTTTTTAACTTCTCTAATATCAATAGCGTCATCAAGGTTTATTTGCTGTGACTGTAATGCTACTTGTATATTATTTTCTAGTAATTGTTTTTCCTCTTCATCAGGTGCTAGTTGTAAGAATATACCAAAGTCATGTAGGTGTAAGTTTGACATTTCTTCTAACGTAGCTACGTTAAATTTACCTAATGATTTTATAAATGACTCTCTAGTTGGCGAGTATTCAATAACATCAGAAACTCTCATAGCAATACACTCAGCCATTGATAAAGTTAAATATAAACTAGAGCTTAACACGTGTCTTGTAGCGGTGTTGCTATTTGCAGCTGCTAGTTTCTGTAAACCAACTAAAGCGTTACTGTCAGGCATACTACCGTCTCTTGCTTCATTTAATCCTGTTACATCACGCATCATTTGTAAGTAGTAGTTATAAGTTTGTATTAAACTTTGTATCTTACCACCTTTTGCGCTAGTATTTAATTCTGAAACAGGCGTAGTACCTCTGTTAAAATCACCATCTTGGTTCATTGATCTACCAATAACACTACCCGTCTGAAAGTACATGTTGAGTGCTTCTTGTGGGTTATAGTTAGTACCGTTACCTAAATCTATTTCAGCTAAAGCATCAGCGTCTAAATAAACACCATCTGGTACCATTTTAGATAATACTTGTTGTAATTTTAAATGAGTTAGTTGAATCATGTCAGCAAAACCAGTTACTCTACTTACAAGCGACTCTACTCTTCCTTGATATATTCTAGGCGCTACAACAGCGTAGCTCATAATAGCTTTAGTAGTATCAGCTTTTGGTCGCATCATATTTTTCTTCAACTCCCACTTTAATAATTTCTCACCGCTACCTATTATTTTAACACCTTCGTATACAACCTCTATCGCTCTATCTACTCTTTCAAAATCTTCGTTAGAAGGAGGATTGAAAGTATCATTTTTTTCTAAAGCTCTTTTACCACCTGTTGATGTATTTTTTATTTTATAAACTTGATTCATATAAGTTTTATATTCAAAATACAAAACTTTAATCACATTGTTATCTTCAGATTTACCTTTATATCCAGAATTATTTGTATAAGAACCACTATAACCTCTATATTCTTCTAATTCTTCATCTGTTAATTCAGGAAATTGTTTTTTAAGTTCGTTTACGTATATCTCTTTTACTTCTCCAATATAATATATATCATCAAAATAAGGTGACTCTGTAGGAGAATAAACTAAATCAGCTGGATCTACATATTCAACTTTAATACCTTCAGCTTTATTAAAAGAACTTTTTACAGCTCCCATACCTATAACAGCTAAATCATAATTAAATCTATCTCTTATTAATTCATATTTGTTTTTATCAAATATACTATTAATAGCTTCTTCTTCAGCGACTTCAATACTTTGCTTATAATTAAGCTGCATGTGTAGATTTAATTCTTCTTTAGATTCTGGTATTTGTGATTGTTCATTATTAAAAGTGTCTATTCCAAAAACATTTTTAACTTCGTTTTTAAAATCCTTACCCATCATATCATTTATCATAGCCTCTACATAATCAGTTCTTTTCTTTATAGAAAAAGGATCTTGAGAATAAGCTCTAATATCATATGACCTATCAGCCATACCATTTACAAGTATATCTACGAATTTGGGTATAATAGGTACTGGTTTCCAGTCTAAATTAAGGTAAGATAAATCACCATTAATAGATAATTCATCTTTATATTTTTTAATAGATTGCTCTCCTCTAGCGTATAATCTTAAATTATGAAATGATTCTTTAAACTTACCATATCTATTATAAGATCCACTATTATTAAACCACTCGTGCTCTATGGCTTTACCAACCTTAGAACCATATTCTAACGTCATCTTTTCTATATCACTAACAGCTTGGCTAGGAAAAGCAGTTTTAATACCTTTATTAATCATTCTTATATTATTTGTGATCTAACACCTTTGTTATCATATTTTTTAATACCAAGGTTTATTGATTTTATTTTTCTTTCTTGAGTTGGTTTATACAGGTTTTTATTACAAGCCATTAAAGCTAAACCAGAACTTATTGAAGCATCAAATTTAGTTCTATTATTTATATCAAATTTAGCCCAGTCTTCTAATGTTCTTTGAAAATACATGTCACCATAGCTATCACCCAATTGTCCTACATAATTTTCAATATAACTCTCTATAGCAGCGGCATGTGCTTGCTTAATATCTTCACTTGAATTAGGTATACCACCTATTTCTTTTTCTGTAACTGATAGTTTGTTGTAAACTTTATCAGGTCTGTTCATAGAATATCCTCTGTAACCTCTACGTCTTAAATAGTACAGTAATCTAGGTTTATTATTTTCGCACAGTATTGGCATACCATAAAATACTAGAGCCATTAAAACATCTTCAAAAAATATTTCAGCTGTTTGTGGTCTAGCTACATATTCTAAAAAAACTCTATTAGGCGGTACGTTTTCCATACTAAACTTAGTAATACCGTGTAAAGCACCATTAGATCCTAATCTGTCTACTGTACCTGATATATCGTAGCTATCACAACCAAATGCGCCTACGTGTTCATTGCCAGGATATTTAACACCATTTTTAACTATTACTCTATTCTGTAAGTTCATTTCTGGTATCCAACTTATTTTAAATCTTCCATTGTTATTTGGCATAAATTCTACAGCAGTATCTTTTACACCGTTTTTCCATTGGAAACTTCCTTTTGTTACAAGACCAGACATTTTCATTTCCTCATTATAATCTATTTGCTCGTATATTCTAGTTAGATTAAATAAAGATTGTTTTGTTTCATCTCTAAAAGCATGTTGCTCTGTACGAGGAAACTGTCTGTAATATTCGTTTAAAGCGTCTTGATCCGACTTTAAACCATCAACTTCATTATTCCAATAATCTATAACTCCGTCTGTAATTTCATCTCCATAAGGTCCAACAGTTTTTTCTCCTGGATTTTCGAATACAGGTAATCCATAAGAATCAATGTATCCTTCGTAGTTCCATTCCATAGGTATGAACAAACTATATAATCCTGAGCGAGTCTGTCCATTGGCGTTTCTTTTTTTAACATCTGAATCATAGTATAGTTTTTTAAAGTTATCACCACCTTTATTAAGCGCGTTAGATGTTGAACCCATCATACACTTACCTATTATTTTACTACCTAACCTTAATGTGGTTTTCGTAACCCTCCAGTTGTTGAGGATGTTGTTCGGCTTCTCCCACTTCCCCGACTCATCATGTACGAGGAGTTTGAGTTTCTCACCGTCGTAGGAGTTGTCACCGGTGTTCTTCCAATCGATCGTGGTGTCAAGTCCCTTGAGATCCTGTAAGGCTTCGTCGTTGGCGGATGTTGAGGTAAGTTTACGACGGGTGAACTTGCTGGCTGGGACACGGTAGGCAAGCTCGGTCTTTGGACGGTCCATTCCGTCCTGGGTCGGTTTGAAAAAGAATGGGTAATTAACGGATATGGGTACCACCTTATCTGTGAACATACTCTTCGCGTCAGGTCCGGACTTGGATAATATACCATACCTACTGTCACTTGATATGGTTGCCAAGTTAACCACCTCTCCTGATGCCATGAAAGAAAACCCGGAACGCCTGTTCTTAAGGTAACACATCCCAAAGGATCGTGTATCTGCCTTACAAGCTTCCCAGAAAATAAAGAATAATCTATTTGATTCACGGAAGTTTGGTGCCCCGACGTCAATCTTAGACCACTGCAAGTACATGTAATGAGTACCACTAATGTAAGTAGGAACGTCTTTGTTATAAAACCAAAAACCTTCTTCCCTACGAGTAAATTCATTATCGATGTAATCATACCATTCTTCTTTAAATTCGCTAGGATATTTCTCCCAGTCAAAAACTGTTTTTATTCTTGATAAAGCTTTAGGATATTCAAACTTATTCCATTTGTTATCTTTAAACTTATAAATATCTTTTTGTTTTGGTAAGGCTATTTTTAAGTTTTGTATTTCATATACTTCACCTATTTCACCAGTCTTACTTATAACTACAAAGTCATGTTCTTTGTTGTAACCATACTGCCATTTTTTATACCTATTGTTTCTATTTAAAACTTTAGGTTTAACATAATCAGTTAGTACTTTTAATAAAGTTTGCTCGTACATTATTTAGACCTCCCTTCCGCGAAACCTTTAAAAGTTTTTTCTTTTGTTTCTTTTTTAGGTTTTTCATTTAACATATCCTCTTCTTCTTGTATACGTTTAAGTATTTCAAAAGCATCAAATATTGCTAGTTTTTTTGTAGCAGCTGCGTTTTTTAATCTGTCAGCGCTAATGTCATCTTCTGAGTCTACAATAGGTTCTTTAGCAACTTTAATAAGTTCGTCCACAGCCACTTGCCCAGCTTGGATTATATTCAACTTCGTCTCCTTTGTATTCATATTTAATTGTAATATCATTAGTTCGCATACGGTATAATCTGTCATTATCTATAACAAATTCATACTCACTGCTTGGGCTAAACCCAACAAGGCTTCCCTCGTTCACTTCTAAAGCATCTAAGGAACTATTACCATATTTTAGTATCCCAACACGAGAACGTTCTTTTTGAACAGTTATAAGATGTTTTTTATTTTCAACTATAGGTTTAACAAAACAAAAATCAAATGGTGCTTTCCACTCGTTATCTTGTTTATATAAAAATATTTGATCGTAAAAACAAAAATATAAATCTTCTTTAAAATATGAAGAACTATTTTTTTCAACACCTCTTACGTCGTAAAACCTTCTAAATACATTATGGTGTACAACTACTTCGTCACCTATTTTTATATTTGTTTCACCTATTTTTGGTATTGATTTTACAATACCTATTCTATTAACGTACTTATGATCGTCCATCGTAGTATTAATAATAAGTTTTTTACCATCAATATCTACCTCGTTATCGTATCTACTATTTTTTGGTTGTACTATAAAGCTAAATAAACTTTGCATTAGTATTCTAAATTATATTCAATTGAAATAGCCATATTGGAATTAAATTTTTTCCAAGGTATAACTTCGTGTTCTTTCGTAATATATATATTATATGAATTATCTTTTTGATCAAATAATATATCAGATATACAATGTCCTCCGTAAACCTGTTGGCCTACGGAGTAATGCATTGCTTCATTTTTATAGTCAGCTCCTATGCTTATTTTTCTAATTAACTTAGCCATAGGATTTGATTTATTTATTTTTCTTCTGCTACTTCTTCTTCTTTTTCTTCTTCTACAACTTCGTAAGAACCGTCTTCAAGATTAATATTAACCTTACCGTATTCTTTTTCTAACTCATCAGCAGTTTCTTTAGTTTTTTCCATTACATTATTTAAAGCATGTAATAGTTCGTGTTTCTGTGCTTCTACAGCACCAATGTCATTCACTAATTGTGATCTAACTTTTACTTGAGCTTGAATTCTTTTCAATTGCTCTTCTGTAATTTTCATTTCTTTTTTACTCATAATTTTGGATTTTTGGTTTTAATTTAATTTAATTATTTTTTAAATATACTAGCTGCTTTTTCACCACTCCGACCACCGAAATAAGCTAAAACTACAGCCATCATAACTTTTTCAAAAGTATCGTTCCACGTATTATTTATTTGAAACGGTATACTTTCTACACTATCTAAGATACCAGCTAAAGAAAATATAACAATACACCACACTAATACTAAGGGACGTACATTTTTCGACATCCATGAGTCAGACATTGAGTCTGCTTCCCATCTTGATGTTATAGCTGTTATTTCTTTTTCTTGTTGTTCAAATATCATTTGCTGTAATTTTACTTTATCGTCTGCAGGTGCATCTGATTTAGTAATAGCTTCAATAGCTTCTCTTGGTGATGTAACACCTTGTAATACGTTTCCTAATGTAGGGTTGATTACAGAAGCCGCGCCAAACAATAGTTGGCCAACAGTAGTATCTTTAAACTTCTTTTTATTTGACATTTTTTCTGCCTTTACGTTCTTCACCTTTAAGAGCGTTATCGATGTCACCTATTTGATTACCAACTTCTTTAAAAGCTTTAACTACATCTTGTAATTCTTGAGTAGTTAGTTTAGCTCTTTTTTTAACTTCTTTGATAGTTGCAATAGCTTTTTCATCAACAGTGGTTTTACTCCATAGAGCTTTCCACATATCTTTCCAGTATTGTTTAGTTAATCTCCACATAGCTTATAATTTTAAAGCATCTATTTTAGCTTTTTCATCTACTGATAAGCCAGATACAAATTGTGTAATAGCCATTTTAAGCTGTATGTGTCTTTCGTTTCTAGCTAATTCATCTTTTTCATCGTCTGTTCTGTCTGACTCTGTTACAGCTCTAACTCTTTCAACGATTGCTACAGAATCCATAGTAGCTAATTTTTGTTGTGCTAATTCGTCAGCACTCCATGTTTCTTCACTCATAATTTAATTTTATTTATTGATTATTAATTACTTATATATATTTACTTGTTTTATTTAGTTTTTACCTTATCCAGCAGATACCTTTAACGTGCCACTGTCAGTATATAGCTGACCAGCTACGCTTGGGTCTGATGTAGGTAGATTAGGCATTAGTACTTTTATTGTGTGAACTATAGTAGAAACATCACCTCCATCTAAAGTTAAATATATAGTATCTCCACCACTACCATTGTCTGAGGCAAAACTTATATCTTTATCATCTGCAGTATTTGTAAATTGTAAATGTCCAGTTGTATTAGTTATTTGTGAATCTGTACCATTATGTTGGATTTGTAAATCTTGTGAAGCACCAAACTTTATTATTCCATCAGTTCCATCATTAACCATTAATAAATCTGTAGAAACTAATGTTGAAGCAATACCACCATCTAGTTTTATATAAGTTTTTGTACCTCCTGAACCATTATCACATCTTAATGATAAATCACCGTCATCAGTTTGATTTGAAATTTCAATATCACCAGTGTAATTATCTATTTTAAAATGAGCACCTGTGTGTTGTATATATGTATCATGGTTATTACCCATAGCAAGAACTGCTGCATCAGGGAATACTGTAAATGGTGCTGAACCACCACCAAGTCCATCAAGATAAAAATATGTTTCTACTCCTCCACTACCATCATCATTTTGAAATATAATTTGTTTGTCATCAGCATGATTTTGAATGTATAAATGCCCTGTATAATTACTAATTAAACTATCTGTAGAATTATGTTGGAATTGTAAATCACCACCAGCTCCAAGTTGTAAAATTTTTTGATCAGGTATTTTTATCCTGCCATCTCCTCCATCTAAAGTTAAGTAAGCTGTCGTTCCTCCACTACCGTCATCAGATTTAAATATAATATCTCCATCATCTTGGTTGTTTATTATTTCTAAATCTCCTGTGCCATTAAGTATATATGAATCTGTAGCATTATGGTATATTTGTAAATCACTAGATGAACCAAAATTTGCAATAACATTATCTAAATGTTGAGTGGCTTTTTCAAATTCAGTTCTTGTTTGTCCTCCATCTAACCTAAAATACGTATCAATACCACCACTACCATTATCACTTTGGAAAATTATATCTCCGTCATCTTGCGATACTTTAACTATAAGGTCTCCAATTGTACTGTCTATAATATTTGTACCTGATGAATGAAATATTTGTAAATCAGCACTTGTACCAAACTTTGCTTTTACACTGTCAGAGTGCAGTGTATCTTTTTGAAAGTTAATATTTGTATCACCACCATTTAAATAAAAATATGTAGCAAGTCCACCTGATCCATCATCACATTTAAATAAAATATCATCACCATCTGAGTTATTTTGTATTTGTAAATCTCCAGTGAAGTTTTGTATGTAAGAAGCTGTAGCATTATGTAGAATTTTTAAATCATCAGAAGAACCTAAGCTTAAATCTACATTGTCTATTAACCTTAAGTCTTTGTTATATTGAACTCTATTACCAGCACCAACAACAGTAAAATATGTGTCTAAACCACCACTACCGTCATCACATCTAAATATTATACTAGCATCATCAACTTGGTTTTCAATATATAAATCACCAACAGCTGTGTTTTTAATAAATGAATTACTACTAAGGTGTTCTAGTTGTAAATCACCACTAGCCCCTATTTTTAAAGTTGAGTCAGCTGGTATTCTTACGTTAGCCACACTGCTATTACCAATTGTAACTTCGTTAGATACATCTACAGCTGAAGCCGCAGCGTTATATCCAATTACTGTATTATTAGAGCCAGTAGTAAGAGCATCACCTGCTAATCCACCTATAGTTGTGTTATTAGCACCTGTTGTGATTTCTTTACCAGCTGCATATCCTATTGCTACATTATAAAAATAATCAGCACCAGTAGGATTTTGATCTTCTAACGCATAACTTCCTATTGCAACAGTTCTACTACCAGTATCAGAAGAACTTAAAGCAGCATAACCTATAGCAGTATTATCAGAACCTGTTGTAATAGCGTCTCCTGCTAAACCACCCATGATAGTGTTTCTAAGACCTGTTGAAATTAGTTTACCAGCGTTGTATCCAACAGCTATATTGTAAGCGTCTACGCCTGCGTTTAACGCATATAACGCGTTAGTTCCAATAGCAATGTTAGTACCATGCTCGTCTTCAGTTGCTAGAGCATCATGACCTATAGCTACATTGTGGCCTCCGCTAGTTAAAGAAGTACCAGCTGATTTTCCTATAGCTACATTGCTATCACCACTTGTCAAAGCATCTAAAGCACCTATACCTATACCTGTGTTATTAGCTGAAGAAGACAATGTGCCAGTAGTACTATGCCCAACAAGTAATGAACCTGTGAAGTTTGTACCTTCTATTTTATGTAACAAACCACCACTACCGTCATATAACTCTGTAAAATTATCGTTTGTTATATCAAATGCTGCTCGCAGCGTAGATCCAGTTCCATCGTTTGCTGCAGATCCTATATTAATAGTTTGTTTAGCCATTTATTTGTTTTTTTAATTCTTTTACTTCTGCACTTAGTTCTTGTATTGCTTTTGCCATAATTGGTATTAAATTACCATACTTAGCTTCAAGTCTGTCTTCACTTATTTCGTATACTAAATCAAGTATATCATTGTCATTATTTGGCATTGCTTCTTGAAGATCTTGAGCAATGAAACCAACTCTTGATTTACCTTGTTTTGTATCAGACATGTGTTCTGGTCTGAAATCCCATGTAAATTTAACAGGTTTTAATTTGTTTATAAATTCTAAACCGTAAGGACTTTTTTCAACTTCTGATTTATCACGACCATCTGAAAGCGCTGCAATACTTTGGTCAGCACATCTGAATGCTGAAATATTAGCATCACCTAGTGTTATTTCATTTGACACATCAACAGCTGATGCAGCCGCGTCGTGTCCTATTATAATATTATTACTACCAGTTGTTAAATTATTAGTTCCAGAGTGACCAGCGTTTTGACCTATTAAAGTATTGTCATCACCAGTTGTAATATCACCACCAGCATTTAAACCTATAGCTGTATTATAATTACCACCATCTTGTGTGATCAAGGAATTTGTACCAACAGCTGTATTACCTTGACCTGCATCTTCTGCGCCTAACGCGCTACAACCAATAGCTGTGTTATTACCACCTGTAGTAATTGCATCACCAGCAACAGCTCCTACAAAAACACATTGACTAGCAGATGTTAAAGATAAACCAGCATCTTTTCCAACAGCAGTGTTAAAAGTACTATTTGAATTTTGAACTTTTAAAGCCCTATAACCAACAGCTGTAGTATCACTACCAGTATCTTCTGTGCTAAGAGCTTCTTTACCTATTGCAACATTATTAGAACCTGTGGTTAATGCATCACCTGCTAACCCACCAATAATAACATTGTCAGCACCTGTTGTAACAGATTTACCAGCATCGTATCCTACTGCCACGTTATAAGCATCTGCACCTGCGTCCTGGAACAACAAAGCATCTTGACCAATAGCCACATTTTTACCATGTGCGTCTTCTGTAGAAAGTGCTCTATACCCAATAGCAACATTTGATGCACCTGTAGTTAATGCGTCTCCTGCTTGAGCGCCGATTAATGTGTTTAGTGTACCTGTTGTAACATTTGTTCCAGCATCATAACCTACTGCTGTATTATAATTACTAGCGTCGTTGTTTTGGTATCTTAACGCTCCGTGCCCTATAGCTACACTTCTATCTCCTGTATCTTCTGTAGCTAAAGCATTATAACCTATTGCAATATTTTTTTCACCAGTAGTTAACGCGTGACCTGCAAGACCACCAACTATTGTATTTAAAGTACCTGTTGAAATAGATGCACCAGCATTAAATCCAATAGCTATATTATAAGCGTCACCATCATAATTTTGATTTCTTAAAGCATCATAACCAATAGCTATACTTCTACTTCCAGTATCTTCTGCGCTTAAAGCTGAGTATCCAATTGCAATATTATAACTTCCAGTAGTAAGAGCGTCTCCAGCCGCTGCGCCTATTAATATGCTTCTAAGACCTGTTGTAATATCTTTACCAGCGTTATACCCTATAGCAACATGATATGCATCTGCTCCAGCATTTAAATCTTGTAAAGCATAATTTCCAATAGCTACATTATAACCATGGTCATCTTCGCTACTAAGAGATGCGTATCCCATGGCTACGTTATTAGATCCAGTGGTTAAAGCATCTCCTGCTAAACCACCCATAATAGTGTTTAATGTTCCTGTTGTCATAGTCTTACCAGCGTGATAACCTACGGCTGTGTTAAAAGCATCACCAGCATCTTGGTCTTTTAAAGCAGAATGTCCTACAGCTACATTAGCACCACCTGAATCTTCTGTGCTTAAAGCTAAGTAGCCTATAGCTACGTTACTAGCGCCTGTAGTTAAAGCATCACCTGCTAAACCACCTATAATAGTGTTTAATGTTCCCGTTGTAACAGCTGTACCAGCATTGTGTCCAACAGCAGTATTATAAGCACTACCATCATAGTTTTGATTCATTAACGCTGCGTGTCCTATTGCTACATTTGCGCTACCTGTATCTTCAGTACTTAAAGCAGCTTTACCGACAGCAACATTTAAAGCTCCTGTTGTTAAAGCATCACCAGCTAGACCACCTATAATAGTATTATCTGTACCTGTTGTGATTTCAGAACCAGCTGAATAACCTATAGCTATATTATATGCATCACCGTTGTAATTTTGTAAACCTAAAGCAGCGTAACCTACAGCAACACTTCTTGCTCCTGTATCTTCAGTTCCTAAAGCAGAATAACCAATTGCAACATTATAACCACCACTAGACAAGGCGTCTCCTGCTAATCCACCTATTACCACGTTTCTGACACCTGTTGTAATCCATTCACCAGCACTTGAACCAACAGCTACATTGTAAGCGTCTGCACCTGCATTTAAATTTTGTAAAGTTTTTCTACCTATTGCAACGTTGTGTCCGTTAGTATCTTCACTTGATAAAGCAAGATAACCAACAGCTACATTATTAGCTCCACTAGTTAATGCGTCACCAGCTAAACCACCTATAATTGTATTTTGTGATCCTGTTGTAACTAATAATCCAGCTTGGTGACCAACAGCTGTGTTAAGTGAATCTAAATCAGAGGCAGGATTTTGATCTCGCAAAGCCTCTGTACCAATAGCTACTGACTTAGAACCATTAATATTTTCATATAAAGATCTATAACCTACAGCTACATTACTACCTGTGTCAGTTGATTTATTTAAAGCTTGTCTACCAACACCTGTATTATGACTACCTGTTGTATTTGCATAACCAGTTGCATAACCTACATAAGTATTACTACTACCAGTTGTGTTAGCATAAGCAGCAAGTCCTCCAACAAAAACGTTGTTTGATGAAGTAGTTGATGTGTAACCAGCAGCGTATCCTACAGCAACATTAAAAAATTCACCAGCAGTGGATGGGTTTAAATTTACTAAAGCATTACCACCTATAGCGACCATTTTAGAACCTTCAACATTAGTAAATAAAGCTTGATACCCTATTGCTACGTTTTCATATGAAGTAGTAGAAGCTTGTAGTGATCTACCACCAACAACAGTATTTTTATAACCTGTTGTAACCGCTTTACCAGCATCTCTACCTATTGCAATATTGTAAGCACTTCCATCATAATTCTGTACAGATAAAGCTGCTCTACCAATAGCAATAGAATCTGATCCAGTATCTTCTGTAGATAAAGCTAAATAACCTATAGCAACATTGCTCCAACCCGTTGTTAATGCGTCTCCCGCGTAACTTCCAAGTATACTATTATACCTACCAGTACTCATAACATTTCCTGCTTGCATACCAACAGCTACATTACCAGCATCAGCGCCCGCGTTTAATAGTTTTAAAGCTCCCCATCCTACAGCTGTATTATAACCATGCGCATCCTCTGTACTAAGCGCTTGATAACCTACGGCAGTATTATAATTTCCTGTAGTTAATGCATCTCCAGCTTCAGCACCTACAACTGTATTTTGAACACCTGTTGACATGTTTAAACCAGCATTAAATCCTACAGCTGTATTTAAACCATCACCATTATAATCTAAACTAGCTAAAGCATAAGAACCAATAGCTGTATTTTTAGCACCTGTATCTTCAGCTCCTAAAGCCGCGTGACCTAAAGCAACATTATCATTACCTGAAGTCAATGCATCGGCAACTGTACCTCCAACTAAAACATTTCGTAAACCTGACGTAACACTTGTACCAGCTTGATAACCTACTGCTACATTATAATTATTATCTCCATAGTTTTGAACTTTTAAAGCTTGATAACCTATAGCTACGCTTCTATGTCCAGTATCTTCAGTGGATAAAGCTTCGTAACCTATGGCAATATTTCTTGAACCACTAGTTAACGCGTCTCCAGCAAGTCCACCTATTAACGTGTTAAAAGCACCTGTTGAAACTGCTACACCAGCATCGTATCCTATAGCTACATTATAAGCGTCAGCTCCCGCGTTTTGTACTTTTAAAGCTTGGTGACCTATTGCAACATTTCTACCGTGTTCATCTTCAGTAAATAACGCTTGTGTACCAATAGCTATATTATAATGACCTGTTGTTAGACTACTACCAGTTAATCCACCTAATAAAACATTGTTAGTACCAGTAGTTACTTCTTGACCAGAAGAATGTCCTACTGCAACATTATAATTATTGCTATCGTTGTTTTGTTTATTTAAAGCATAATATCCAATCGCCATACTATTACCACCTGTGTCTTCAGTTGACAAAGCTCTAAAACCAATAGCAATATTATGATTACCCGTGGTTAATGCATCTCCAGCTTCAGCACCTATAATTGTATTCTGAACACCTGTTGTCATGGCTTCACCAGCTTCATGACCTATAGCTACGTTATAAGCATCTGCTCCCGCGTTTTGATTTCTTAATGATTGAAAACCTACAGCTACATTTTTACCATGCCCGTCTTCGGTAAGAAGAGCTTCAAAACCTATAGCTACATTATTAGTACCACCTTGCAAAGCCGCACCAGCATTAGGGCCAAATAATACATTTTGACTACCAGTTGTAATAGCTGTACCAGCATTATAACCAAATGCTGCGTTGTAATCTCCAGATGTTAAAGCGTCTAAAGCACCTATACCTAAACCTGTGTTATAATGAGCGGATGAAATAGTTCCAGTAGTACTGTGACCGATTAGAAGTGATCCTGTGAAGTTAGTTCCTTCAGCTTTGAAGCCTAAGGCTGATGTTGTACCACCGTAAATTTCTGTGAAGTTATCGTTACAAATGTCAAATGCTTCCCTAAGCGTAGAGCCAGTTCCGTCATTAGCACTTGAACCTATATTTATAATTTGTTTAGCCATGTGTTATGTGTTACATTTGGTTAGCATCAGCTGAAAAAAGAGTTGAGTCAGCTTTTAGCTCAGTAAAGTCTGCGCGTAAGTTAAACGCGTTAATTCTAGTATCAGCGTTTATTATTTGCTCACTGTATACCACGTTTGCTTTTATTCCTAATAAAGCCATGTTTTAGTATATCGCCATTATATCGTCAGCAGTAGTTGCAAATGCAAATATTCTGTCAACTTCAATTGGTAAGAAAGATCCAGCCGCTATATTTTGAAATAATATCGGTCTGTGTATTTCGTATTTTTCACCACTAGCCATAATATCAGAAGCGCTATTAGCAGCATCTACTAAACTAAGCGTAGTATCACTGTCTACAGCTCCAACAAAAGCAACTGTACCATCAGTAGTGTTAACCACTAAATCTCTTGCTTGTACTGTGCTAGAAAAGTTTTGTGTAGAATCAACTAACTTGTTTGTAGTAGCACCTGATGTAGCACCGTTATCTACTATTTTTTTTTGACTAGAAAGGTTAACACATATATTACCAGCAGTACCAATGTAAACACCAGCTCCATTTTCTGTATGAGCTACTGTTGTAAGTGCGTTTAAATCTTTTGTGTTATCTAAATAGTTTATAGCAGCACTACCAATAGTACTAGCGTCTTTCAACACTACAGCTCTTCTAACTGTTTGTACACCTGGTTTTCCTGGTGCTCTATATCTATCTGGACTACCCGTTATATCTCCGTATGCCATTTTAAATTTGTTTTTTTATTATTATCTGTTTTTATCTTTGTTGACTAAATTTATAGCTTTAATCATTACTTTATCTGAGTAAGATCCACCTTCCATTATTTTATTTCTTCTAATACTAGTTGGTAAATCTTCTGTTCCTAATAACATCCTGTATATTCTACTTATAAGTTGACTACACTTAAACGATGTTTTATATATTGTATATTTTTGAGTTGTATTGTTTCTTTGTCTCCAAACTATTATCCAGTCGTTACGTCTTAAACGTTCCCACCTATTTTTATCCCATGAAAAAGTATAAACTCCGTCTATATAATCTTTTCTTGTAAATAACTCCATACAATCAAAGTAAATTAGAAGTTCTAGATCAGCATCTTTTAAATTGTATGTCTTACAAGCCCATTTACGTATAATACGATAATGCTTTAACAAACCTATGCTTCTAAGATCTTTAGCTTCTAATTTTCTCACAAGACTATAACAACGTCTTGTTGTTTTATTACAAGAAATATATTTTCATCTATTTCTATGTTAAACCCAGCGTGTTTATCGTAATAAATTTTATCATCAGTTTTAACACCTTGAATTAAATCCCCTACGCTTTTTACAACACCTTGTCTATATCTTATGTCTTCTTTTATTTTGTCTGTAAGAAGTAAACCACCTTTTGTTTTAGTAGCTTTTTCTTTTATTTCTTCTACAACTAAGTAATTACCTATTGCTCTCATTCCTCTCTCATATTACTAATTACACAATCAGTTGATAATATTGTCGAGGCAACAGATACCGCGTTTTTCAACGCGCTTTTAGTTACTAGTAAAGGATCTATAATACCTTCTTTAATCATATCAACTGTTTCACCAGTTACTACATTAATTCCTTTACCTTTTCCTTTTTGTGGTACATATTCTAAACCAGCATTTTCAAGTATATTTTTATATGGACTTTTTATTGCTTCTGTAAAAATACTAGCACCATCACTTTTACTTTTAATATTATTTGCAGCATTTAATAAAGCAACACCACCGCCAGGAACAATACCTTCTTTAACAGCAGCTTTAGTAGCATGTATTGCATCATCAACTCTATCTTTCTTTTCTTTCAACTCTACATCTGAGTTTGCGCCTACAGATATAACTGCGACGTTACCAGATAATATAGCTAATCTTTCTTCTAACTTTTTTGTTTTTAAACTAGGATCGCTAGAACTCAATTGATCTTCAATGTCTTTTATTCTAGCTTTAGCTTCTTCTGTTATTTCAGATATTTTTAATACTGTAGTCCTACTATCAGACACACATGTTTCACATTCACCAAGCATATCAGGTGTAATTAAATCTACATCGTCTCCATACTCTTCATTTATATGCGTAGCACCTGTTATAGACGCAATATCATCTAAAAAATCTTTTTTCCAGAAATTAAAACCTGGAGGAGCAACTACATTAGCTTTTATATTACCTTTTATTTTATTCATTACCAACGCTGTCATTGGTTGTTTTTCTAATTCACCTATAATAAGTATTGACCTATTGTTTTGAACAGCATATTCTAATACCGTTTGTATCTTTCTAACTATGCTTATTGGTGAGCTTACTAGTAATACTAAAGGTTTTTCTAATGTTACTGTTTGCTTAGCCGTATCTGTAACAAAATTAGGATTAGCATACCCTTGATTTATTTGTGAACCAGATACAACTTCAACAGTTGTTTGTTCTGACTTTCCATCAGAATCCATCATTACAGTACCGTTTTTACCAACTTTTTTAAAAGCCTCACCTATAATAGATCCAAGCTCTTTATCGTTGTTTGATGATATAGTTGCTACTTGATCAATCATATCACCTTCAACTGGTACTTTTATTTTTTCAAGATACTCAATAGTGCTATTACATGCTTCTTGAATATCTTCCTTTATTTGTCTTAAACTTTCTTTTGTTTCTTTATTATTAGCTTCTTTTAATAAGCTATGTGCTAAAACAGTTGCGGTTGTTGTTCCGTCACCGGCTTCACTAACAGTTTTTCTAGCTGCTTCTTTTATTAATGTAGCTCCTATGTTTTCTACAGGATCTTTTAATATTATAGAATTAGCTACAGTTACACCGTCTTTTGTAATCATGGGTCTTCCCATGAAGTCTTCTAAGATAACACACTTACCGCTAGCTCCAAGTGTGGAGCTAACAGCTTGTGTTAATTTATCTATCCCAGTAAAGACTTTATCTTTAGCATCACTACCAAAGCTTAAAGTCTTCACAATGTCTTGTGGATTTTGCATTTAATTTAATTTAATTTAGTTAATGTTATTTAAAAGTTTTAACAACTTTTGGGCCATTAAGAAACTCTACTTTTTTACCGTAGTGATCTACTGATCCGTCGATAGCAGCTTCTGCTCCTTCAACTGTTTCTCTTCTGGTTACATCAATCCAAGTATCTTCTTCCTTAGGATGTTGGTACTCGGTTTGGTAAAAACCATTTGGTAACTGGGTTATTCTCCAGCTTGATTTGTTAGCTAAATGCTTCCAAACTTCAACGGTTTCTTTGGAAATTTGTGGTTGACTATTCCACGTTTTAGTCGAATAAAAAAATGTCATTTGGTTTTGGTTTTTAATTAAACATTTTGGTTATTGCCCTTTACCGGGCCGGTTATTTTATTTTACTTCCAAGGCAATCTATCTTTATATTGAATAGAAGTGTTTCCAAAAGCATCAAATGCTTTATCTATAAATGGTTTTTTTTTTTTAGGTTTTCCAAATCTACTTTCAAAAGCTTTATTAATAGATTTTTTATCATATACTCTATTACCTGTAATAATAGGTCTAAAGTTACTTTTTGGTTTTGCAGTTCTACTTTTTGCACCCGCGTAAAGATCCTTTGTCTTAGAACTACCATCAGGATTAAATAATTTTTTATCTGCTTTACTCATTTTAAATTTTTTACCAAATACCTTAGCCGCTCCTTTAGCGACTTTACCAGCTAATCCACCAACAAGACCTATATTGCCAGAAGCACCTTTCTTAGCAGCTTTTTTCATTTCATTTGTCATAGGTACTATATCACCTTTTTGTTTTTTGTCTTTACCATTAAAATTCATAGGTTTTTTATTGTAATACATTGGCGCTACTTCTTCTCTAAATGAACCTGGAGTATTTTTTTCTCTAGAACCTGGTTTCATCATAAAAGGACCACCTGTGCCAGTGATATTTTTTGATTTTTTTACCGCTTTTCTTAATGTTTTACCAGCTTTAGCAGCTCCTTTAACACGGGATTTGGTTTCTTTGATAATTTTTTTAGCAGCAGCTATAACTGCAGTAGCAGGTCCATAAACTTTGTCTCCACTTATATCACCTACAGGTGAGTTTGTATAAGGGTTTCTTTTAAATGATTTTTTTCTTGTACCGTCTTTTTTGAATGGCATAATTTTAGTTTTAATATTTATTTTTTTCTGTATGGAAACATCATGTTCATAGCTTCACGTCTGCCTTCGCAACCACAAGGTATGTTTAAACCTTGAGAAACAACATCTACCATTTTTTTAATGCCTGTTGTTTTTGTAAACTTATGTATACTATCTCCTAATCCTTTTGATTTCATAATTTTAACATTTCCATCTGCGTCTAGCAGCTAAACCTCTTTTACTTTTCCATTTTTTAGATCTAGCGCAAAATGATTTTCTTCTTTTAGCGTCTTTGCTACCAGGTTTTACTTTACCAGTAACTGCTGTTTGCAGTTTACTACCTGGGTTTTTACGTTTATATGCAGCAACACCTTTTTTAGTCATACCTGCACCTTCTTTAACTGTGCGGAAATTACGATTTTTACCTTTAGTCGTTTTTCTTGGCTCGTTGCTTGGCATAATTACTTCTTATACATCTTAGGTTTAAACATCATAGCTTTTGAATCAGCTCTAAATGTACCAGGTGTATTTATTTCTTTAGAACCAGGATTCATCATATAAGGCCCTTTATATTTCATAGGCTTATACTCCATGGCCTTGCTTGTTACTGGAAAACTTTTTCCACCAACTTCAAAAGAATCTTTACCAGCTTTTATAGCTTGTACTCTTTTAGCGTTAAAACTCATTGGTTTTTTACCGTAAGCCATTTTTGGCTTTTTCTGTTCTGCTTTACTAGCGTGAACTGCTTTTCTTTGTGCTGCACTTTTATATCCCATATTATATATATATTACTTATTCTCCACAGGGTTTACCTGTAGCTATGTTAACCCATTTTTCTTTTTTAAACCAATCACGTAGTGTAGCGCCTTTTTTACGAACACCTTTAACGTTTGATTTACTAGATCTTTTATATTTACCTTTTGAAGCAGCAGACTTTTTAGCATTAATAACTTTTTGCCTCTGCTCTTTGCTCATACTTTTATATTTAGCGTATGGTAAGCAAACTTTTGAAGTACCTCCTCCTTTTACAGACATAATTATTTCTTTTTACCTACGCCCCAGTTTTTAGCACCTTTTTTTCTACACTGAACTAGTTGTCCAGACGCGTAAGCGCTAGGCCATACTTTTACAGCTCTTTTTACTTTGTGATAACAAGCATCTTTTTTACCTTTAGCCATAATTAACTTTTCTTTTTTATAGGCACGCAGTTATTAACCATTCTACCGCCTTTCTTTTTTAAACCTTTTTTTACGTAACCTCTCCAGCAAGGTTTTCTTTTACTTCTTGGCATGTACTTTTTGTATTGCAAAGTTATGTGTTAAGCTACCACCTTTATGTGGCACAAACTTACCTTTATGTTTCATTAACTTTGGAGCTCCACTACCTTTTTTCATCCAGTGGTAACCTTTTGGTGCTTTTACTTTCATTTTTTATATTTTTTAATTGAAGCTTCCCAAGGTAGTTTCCTACTTCTTGGGTCTATCTTACTATTAGGTATTACAAAATATTTGTTTGGTTTAGGCCTATAGTAATAGTTATTCATGTCAAAATGTAACACTCCAGTTCTTATTTGCTTTAAGTGTTGTCTTTCGTGATGAACAGCTTCTTTCTTTTGTCTTTTACTTAAATTTTTATTTAGATCTATTTTGCCATTTACATCTATTTGAGCCCATACATTTTTAGGCATTTTTTTTTCAACAACAGTTGATCCTGATATTGAATGCTCTTTATTAAAATTAAAAAGCTCAGATATGTGCTTCATTTTAAATGCCATAGCTTAATTATGAAAATGGAGTTGCAGGAGTTCCAGAACATAACAATGTTCCTTCAACATGCCATTTATCAGCCGCAATGTTTGTGACTGTTATTTTACTACCAGCTCTACCAGTTGTAGTACCATCCATTGTTATAGTTGAATCATTAGCGTCTGCTGCAAAAGAAGCGTTAGCGTCAGAAGAGTCTGTATCTACAGTTAATACTGCTCCAATATACTCTTCATTTCCTGTATCAGCACACACTATTCTTTTAGCCCCAGCATCATCATTTAATACTATAAAGTGAAAATATACACCTGTTAAATCACCACCACCAGAATCTGGTAAAGTAAATGTAGCAGCTGCATCGTTAAATACAAATGTTTCACCTGAATCGTTTGCTGTTAAACTTGTGTTATCTGTAATTGCTGTAACAGGAGTTCTAAGACCAAATACACGTGCTTTTGTAGTTGAAGCACTACCAATTACTGTACTGCTTGATCCTTCACCAGTAGCTCCAGCACCTATTACAATAGATAAATCATCACCGGCGGCGGCAACATCCGCAGATCTACCAATAACAGTATTATTTGCACCTGTTGTTGTAGTATCACCAGCTGATGTACCTATGAAAGTGTTTCTATTTCCTGTTGTTAAAGCCATACCTGATTGGTAACCAACAGAAGTATTTTCCATATCTTGAGCTCCTGATGGGTCTTGATTATATAAAGCCTTGTAACCTATTGCGACAGAAGCGCTACCAGTATCATCTGAATATAAAGCTTGACTACCAATAGATGTATTTTTTATACCAACAGTACAACTATAAGAAGCGCTGTGACCTATAGCTACGTTATGCATATCAGTATTTCCTGAAGGATCCATATTATATAAAGCACTAAACCCAACAGCAACGCTTTCATCACCATCAACATTAGCTTGCATTGCTTTTATTCCAATAGCAGTGTTTTCAGTACCTGTTGTGTTTGCTGCTAAAGAATTATTTCCAATACCAGTATTTGATCCACTTGTGTTTGCAAGACCTGATTGATAACCTATAAATGTGTTAGCGCTTCCACCAGCGTTTGCAACACCAGCTTGATATCCCACTGCTACATTTTCAACTCCAGTGGTAGCGTTTAAAGCACCATGCCCAACAGCTACATTGTAACTAGTTGTAGTAGATGTTGCTAAAGCAGCTGCGCCTATCGCGATATTTCTTTCACCCTCTGTTATAGCTCCACCAGCTCCGTAACCCATTACAACGTTACTACCACCTGTTGTTATAGCATCACCCGCTAAACCACCAACAATAGTGTTATATATACCACTACTTACATCATGACCAGCTTCGTAACCAATAGCAACATTGTATCCGTCTCCGTCAAAATTTAAAGCAGTTAAAGCTTCATAACCAATTGCTACGTTTTTATCACCTGTATCTTCGGTTCCTAAAGCCGCATAACCTAAAGCTATGTTTGATTCACCTGAAGTAATAAATTTACCAGCTGCATGACCAACTAAAGTATTTTTACTACCAGTTAAAATTTGATTACCAGCTTCGTATCCTATAAGAATATTTGTATTACCAGTTGTTAAGTTTCTACCAGCTAAACCACCAACAGCTACATTAAATATTGTAATACCTGATCCATCTTGACTCATTAATGCCTCGTAACCAATAGCTACACTTCCACCACCTGTAGTATCTTCAGTCATTAAACTTCTATAACCTACTGCTACATGAGAACTACCTGTTGTAAGGGATTTACCTGCTTCATAACCTACTAATGTATGACCGCTAGAAGATGTTATTGCTTGACCAGCTCCAGATCCTACAACAGTATTATTAGCACCGTCTTGTAAAGCAGTTGCAGCATTGTAACCTACAGCTGTATTATTATCACCAGTTGTAATCGCATCTAATGCTGTAACACCTACAGCTATATTATATTGTGCAGTGCTGTCTGTTGAAGTAGGATCATGTCCTACGTATAAAGAGTTATCAGCTATTAATACATTTGATAAATCATTTAATGATATTGCTGATCCGTTTATTTGTAATGAGTTTAAATTAGCAATTCCTGACGATGTAATTGTAGTAAATGTACCTGCAGCAGCAGAATTACCACCAATTACTGCTCCATCTACAGTACCACCGTTAATATCTGCAGTATCTGCTACTAATGAGTCGATGTTTGCAGTACCATCAATAAATAAATCTTGCCACTCAGCAGCAGAGGATCCTAAATCAAAAGATCCGTCAGATGAGGGTAGTAAATCAGAGCCAAGTGTGCTTGACAATGTGACTGTTTGAGTGAAGTATGTTTGTAAATCAGATAATGAGAACAATTTTGTTGTTCCGGCGTCTGTTCCGAGTAGTTTTTCTACTCCAGTTATAGAAGTATCTGATGTATATGTGCTAATTCTTGCCATTATTGTTATTTTTTCTTTTTTGTACCTTTACCATGTCCACCGCGATTTGCTTTGACTGAAACAAACTTTTTCTTAGTGTGGTCATAGTCCATACCTTTAATATTTTTACCATTTTTTTTGGCTTTACGTCGCTTTCTTTGGTTTTCAGCGCGCATCTTCTCTCTTCTAGGTGTATTAGCCGCGGCTAGATCTCTTTTGCGCTTCGCCATAAGAGCCCTTGAACTTAGTTTCTGTGCCATATGATTAGTTATTTGTCTACTTAATACTATTTCACACTGTTTTCAAGGAATTTAAGGTAAATTATATAATTATTTTTAATATAGGGCTGACAATAGGGTGATACTTATATACTATTATAGGCTACTGTCACGCTGAGGTATTACAAATAGAGAGGTTTAGTGTTGCTCCCTCTCTCTAGCTACTTCTTTACTAAACCAAAACACTTTCTAAAAACCCGGGGCCCCGTACTTTTCAGTATTTACACAGAATATTTTTACGTTTTCTATCTGTATACTACATTATGCTTCGTAAAGATGCTAGGTATCTCACAATATAGATACGACCTCAGCTAGATAATATAATAAATAATAATAATTACTATAACATACAACGAATTATACTCATGAACTAGATTTATCATACATAATAATCTAATATCATCATAGTTAAGCTGGCAGCATGGCCTGGTTCTGAGATAAGACCGGAAGAGTATACTCCGCCTTACACTATACTTTTCTTTATGTGACTCATTGTCATGACATTATGTCATATAGATTTATAAATGATAGTATGACATTGTGACATATAGTGCAATGACATATTGACATATTACTACATTAAACAAATTATATACTTTACAAATAATATTTTTATTGCTATACACACAAATTAAATACGAAGCATATTAGATAATATAATAAACGAAACAATGATAATAACAACTCAAAAATATCAAACAATTAATATCACTAAATTAATTAATACACTAAATTTAAATTTTATAATATTAAATAATAAATTAATATTCACACATAAAATTACATCAAAAAATTTAAAAGATATTCAAAAATTATTAAAAAATAAATATAACTCTTGTTATAAAATATATAAAAAATAAATTGCTATACATACAATTTAAATACGATAACTATTAGATAATATAATAAACTAATAACAACTAAATAATAACTAAAATTAAAATCAAAATTATGACTAAATTAAATTCAAAAAGATTTGTAATCAGAAAATCACTAATCGGTAAAAACACAACAATTAATGTTGAATTCAAAAACGGTAAAACTTGTACTTATAATCACGATAAAGTATATGAAATCATGAAAGATAAATTAAATTCTCTTAACTGTTTCAAAAAATACAACTCGTACACAAGTTCAACTAATGTACCAGTTAGTGTGAGAGATGTTGTCGAAGTACAGTAAACAACACTTAGTGTAATAGCGTTTTTGCTATACACAAAACAAAATCGACAGGCATAGATGCGTAAGTGGGTTCGAAACCCGCTCTGTCAACTAATATTTAAAATAATAATTATGCAAGAAAATAAATTAGACTACTGGATTATGTTTATCAACGGTGATATAACATTAGAGACTTTACAAGAATTACTACTTGACTACGTGTAATAGCGATTTTGCTATACACGAACACTTAAAAACTAAATTATGTATAATCAAACTCAACTTATAATGATATCAAAGGAATTATTCCCAGAGAAGAATATTTTCAACTTGACTAGTAACGAACAAGCTCAAGTGATTGAAGAATATGAGAAATATAACTAAATTAAAATCAAAATTATGAAAAGAAAATTTCAACACTATGCAATTAATGCATTTTTAATCTCGCTAGGAACACTAGCAGCAACAGGAATTATAACTATTATATTCCATTTAGCATTTAATAATCCAACTATAACTTTTGGAGGATGGTAAGAAGCTATTACAGTAAAATACAACAGAGATTTGTGAATAGAGATGAATATTTTGACGATTTGCTATACACGACTCTGAAACAAGAATATAATAACCCAATAAAGTATAAAGAAGATGGAGTTTAAAGACTATGACGCAAAGAAAATAGCTGCAAAGCTAAAACAAGTACTAGAGTTCGAATCTAAATATGGTGAGAATGATACTAGTAGAGGTTGGAAAAAATGGTGTAATGATATTAACTATCGCAAACGCGAGTGGCAATGGCGACAAAATATAGCTAAGTGGAATGAAGCGCAAGTTTAAACATAAAAAATTACTTAAAGTAAATATTGAAGTTATAGAACAAGAGTGGTATTCTAAATTTAATAAAGCGTATTACAAATCGGTAAAATTATAGCGTAAATGCTATACATTTGCTATACACTCGCAAATTAGCGAAGGTTGATATGCAAAACACAAATTAAATACGATTTCTATAAGATAATATAATAAATTACAATATGACACAACAAGATAAAAATTACATCATACACTTAATAATAAATCACACATATGAGCAACAAGCTGATGAGTCATATTATGAAAGTGAGAAGATTTACGTGAAAGAATTATTAACTAGATTTAAAAATATAGAGATTTATGAAAACAATTAAATTTATAGGAAAGAATATCATTAGACTAAATGGTATCGAGTACAAAGGCTATAATGTTGGTGACTTACCAAACTCATTTGGCTTTAAAGAGAAATATCTTGGTCAAGATGAAGAAGGAAATGACCAATACAAGTACGGTAAATCACACTGGTTTAAGTATAAAGGTTTAACATTTGTTGAAGCTCCACTAAAATGGTAGTTACTAATATGAAAGAATTATGCGAGTACAACAGGCAGAAGAAGTTGTCTCGCAAAGCACAACACGTAGAAATAATTAAAATCTATGGCGAGTGTAAAGGTATGGGTAGTAGATGGTATAAATCGCCGCAGAAATCTTCTTTTCCAAAACAATATAAAGCGGCATACAATAAAATATGGAGAAATATATAAATAATGAGCTTGATAAATTAAAAAGAAGCATTGTGGCTACGCCAAATGAAGATTATCTTTTACAATTTACAGAAGCTAACAAGGGAAGTAATGATTATTTACTAATGCAAATGGCTAAAAACTTCGGTTATAAATTAGCTTTACTTAACATGCAAGACGAATTATCTAAACATGATACAAATTAAATACGATAACTATCAGATAATATAATAAATAAAAATATGTATTGTAAATGTGGTAATACTGTTCACCCAGTTCGTATTGAGCTCGGTTATAACAACTGTGTAAGTTGTAGCACAACAAAGCAAGTAAGCTATATACCAATTATAGCTAATAAGCAAGTGCTTGAAGTACAAGTTGTATCACAAGAATTATCAGCCGCAGTACACAAATCATGGAGAAGAAAGTAAATATATTCGAAAGGTTATTGTATCTTACAATAATATGTGGTATTTGTTTTTTTTGTGGCGTATTCTATACGTTTTACAAAATAGACCAGCGAACATGGAATGAAGAGATATTAAAAGCTAGAGACATAGAAACAAGGTATATAAATTACCCAACTAAAAGAAATTATAAACAAGACGATTTAGAAAGAATAATATATGGAAAATAAAAAAGGAACAGAGTATACACCAGTGCCAAATTATGTGGCTAGAGATAACGGTCAATACATATACGTGCTAGAATTTGAATCTGGTGAAGTATATAGATATGACATTAGCGCGTTAGGCAATGAAGGAAATGGATGGAATCCTGATTTAGAATCATGTGAGGCATTTTTATATGGATGTGGTCACAATATATCTAACATAGAATGGATGGTAACAACTGAAGAACAAGTAATAAAAAGATAATATGGATAGTAAAAAAGCATACGAGATGATGAAAGAGGAATATGTGCAAAAAGAAGCGTTAGAGCTATGTAGTCAAATAGAAAAACAATTAGAAAGGATAATATCTTATGATGATGGATTCTTAAATGATAGAACTTTTGATGAAATAAAAAAATCAGCCATTAAATTATTAAAGGAATGGCACTTGTAATCTAAATACTAGTAGGTTAATAGGACACGTAAGATTAACCCATAACCGAAACTCGGCTCACCGAAACTCGGTAAGGCTGTATCACATAACTGAATAAAATAGATTACTGGATAACTAGGTCTAGAATTAGTAAGGACGGGTAACACCTCAGAAAGACTAAGACTATCGACGGATAAAGAGGTTCAATTCCTCTTCTAGTTACTAAATAGGCGTGGATGCGAGTGTGGCATTGTTACTCGATCTCAAAACATACGAGCACGCCTAAAATATAACAGTAAGTACCAAGCCTGGACAAGAAGGGTGCAGCGTTACCGAGTCGCAATGCTTACTGTTAAAATATAAGGCCTCGCGAGGCAACAGAGCATACTACGGTACTAAAGTGCGGGTTCGAATCCCGCTATGCTCTCTAAATATGACATTTTGTCATATACAAATTAAATACGATTACTAACAGATAATATAATAAAATTATTATGAAAAACACATGGCAACAACTAAAGCCTCATTATCAAATGAAGATTAGAGAGGCTACTTACAAATATCGTACAGCTAAAAAACTTAAGTACATACTTATGGCTTCAGATGGTTGGTATGATTTACAATTAGATACTATTAGAGACATACTAATGTTTACCGATAAACATAGTTATGATGTTAACGGTGCAGATATTATGTATGGTGTAGAATTTTTAAAAGTAGTAGAAGAATGAATTGGAAACAAGAACGAGAAGCATTAGAGAATGCTTACGCAAGAGCATTACTTATTGAATATGGAATTAAAGAAGTAACGTCACAAAGACAAGCTAAAAATGGTACGCGAGAATTTGAATTCCCAGTGAAAACTAAATACAGTAAGAAACCATTAAGATTAGCTTGTTTTAAATCAGGTTATGTAAGAAAACAAAATGATACTTACTCTCCATATCAACTAAATAAAACCTATAAAAGAGAATATAGGGTAATGCTATTGATAGATGGTAAACTACAAGTTAGAAAATCTACAGAAATAAGTAGAGTTAAGATCTGGAGTATGATAGCAATGATGAACTATATGTTAGAATATTATAAAAGAAACTGGTTAAAACAATAATATGGAATTTTTAGAAAACGGAAACTTTAATGGAATTAAATTCTTAGGTAATCGTAGAGTCTACAACGGTTATCTTAATAAAGAGCAATCTTGGAAAGAATATCAACAGTGGGCAGAAAAAAATATATACTAATGAAAGAAACACAAAACACATTACCAAACTGGTTTGACGGTGAGGTATACAATGAAGGTGGTACAGTTGAAAACCCATTTAGCGGTGAGCAATACAGTTTAAATGCTGGTGAATTATCCATGTACGACTTGATAATGGGTATTAACTACGTCGGTGATCATAGAGGTTGGGATGACGAGTTAATAGATACACAACAAAAAGCTTTATCTTGGTTTAGAACTGTAAACCCTAAAGCATATATGGCTTTATTAGACTAAAAAAAGGATATGATATGGTATTAAAGAGATAACACTAATGTGTAGCTGGAACATAAGAAACACGCTAACGAATAAGAACTCTTACGAAGGTTCGACTCCTTCCATGTCCACTAACTTTTAAATTAAAATTATGGCAGAATTATTAACAGATGAGATAATCATCGAAAAATTAGAAGCAGATGGCTTTATGGAAGAGCCAGATGCACCGTGGTTACTTGAATACATTGAGCAAGAATATGGTGGTAAACTAGATACTACAAGCAGCTTTGTAGACAACAATTATACATTAAAAATATACAGTGAATCAACAGCTGATTGTTATGATATATATTGGTGTACTCATGAAACCAAACCTTATATATCACAAGACGGTTATTACTATGAAGACTATAATGAATGGTCAGATCAAGCGGTAAATGAATTAACTAGTGGTTCTGATGTATGGGTGGATCCTAATTTATGGTCAGATATGGAATTTGATTTCAACTATGAATTAGAACAATGGTGGACAGATGTTTATATGGAACTATTTGACCAAATGAAAGAAGAGTTATTGGGCTCAGGAGATTATTACGAAGAAAAATAAATAATATGAGTACAAGAAACAATATAATGGTCATAGACCGAAAGCACAGTAGCAAATACGAAGAAGGATTTGCTATACACCCAGAAGTAGTGGCAGATAAAGCTTATGTAAACATGTACATGCATCATGATGGTTATCCTGAATGGCAAGGAGTACAAATAGCTAACTGGCTGTTGGCTAAAGGTAATAGATGTCAAGATGGACAAAGATTAACTTCTAAACTAGTACATGATATGTATTATGATAGTTGTTATCTTCAAAGAATAGGTCATTTTCAATCAGATATAGAGTATATTTACATCATATGGAGTGGTAATAGAGATAAAATACACGTAAGTTGTTGGAATGTATGGGAAAACAAATGTGAATTTGTATTAAAACCTGAAAAGATCATATCTAAATATATGGCAGATATGCAATATACTGATTTTACTAATGGAGAAACTAGATTTGTTCAACAAAATCTTAAACGTGAAGAATATACTAATTAATACAAACTAAATACGAAAACCTGCAGATAATATATATATGACCAACGATGAAAAAATAAAATTAGCTGAGTTTATAGCTGATTTAGTTGTTAGTAGATTGAATAATCAATTTGATTTTAAAGTTACCACACAAGAGGTTGACAATAGCGAGAACATCCTTATTGACGATCTCTTAAGTGGTCAAACAACTTTAATTGATGATACCGAAGAAATACTTATAGCTGAATTAGCTAGACTTACTACTCTATTGTCTATATACGAAGAAAAAGAACAATATAAAAAAGCTAAAATAATAGAAAATAAAATTAAAATAATAACAAGAAAACTTAACAATTTATGAAAAAAGCAATGCTTGCACACAAGTATGACAAGAAAAGAATAGACTGGTCAGAACCTGTGTATATACAACCTAAACTAGATGGCGTTCGTTGTCTATTTACTAAAGATGGCGCGTATTCTCGTGCTGGTAATAAATTTATGAATGTAGCTCATATTGAGCTAAGACTTATACCGTTTTTCAAACAGCATCCAGATGTTATACTTGACGGTGAATTATATAATCATGAACTTAAAAATGATTTTGAAAAGATTATATCATTAGTTCGTAAGCAAAAACCTACCTCAGATGATAGACTAGATGCTAAAAGCTTAGTACAGTTTCATGTATATGATTACTTTGATGGTGTCATTTATGATAGCTATAAAACTCGTATGCAACAACTGATAACTTCAGATATATATAATAAAGATATAAAATACGTAGTTACTAAACTAGTAGATTCATATAGTTACGCTAGAACTCTACACGAAGAGTTTCTAGAAGATGGTTACGAAGGCTCTATCATTAGACTAGATGGTCTATACAAACACGGTAGATCTTATGACTTAATGAAATTTAAAGACTTCAGTGATGCTGAAGCAATTATTACAGGATATGAAGAAGGTAAAGGTAAGAGACAAGGTACGCTTGGTAAGTTTCTGATGACAGATGACGAAGGTATACGGTTCGGTTGTCCACCGGGCAAGGGTTATACCTACAATGATTTGTCAAATATGCTACTTAACATTCATGACTATATTGGTCAGCGTGCTACCTTTACTTATTTTCAAAGAACCAAAGCGGGTAGTTATAGACACCCACTTTTTAAATGTTTAAGAAATTATGAGTAAATTAATATGGCAATTATACAACGACAACATGATAAGCGAAGAGGTAGCAAACCTCTTATTAGACAAACATTATAATAGATTAGAACATAAAAGATACAAATGAATATATTTTATTTACATCCTGATCCAGTTAAATCTGCACAGATACAATATAATAAACACGTTGTTAAAATGGTCTTAGAATCAGCCCAGATGCTTTGTACAGCTCATCATCATTATACTGAATTATTAGCACAAGACAATAATTATATACCTTATAGAAAAGCTCATTATAATCATCCGAGTACAATATGGTGTAGACAAAATGAAAACCAGTACATGTGGTTATATGAACATATGATTGCTCTTGGAAAAGAATATAATAAAAGATATAATAAAACACACTTAACTATTACTAAATGCAAAGATATATTAGCTTACGCACCAGCAGGTATACCATTAGGTACTTTCAAAGAACCTCCTCAATGTATGCCAGAGCAATACAAAGTTCCAGGTTGTAGCATAACAGCTTATTGGAATTATTATGAAGGTGAAAAATATACAGTAGCCGCAAAAAATGAAATGTTAATAACTAGAGATAAATTATATGACAAGAAGAAAATTATACCAGCATTTGATACAGTATAATATACTTGGTATCAAAGATAAGATTAAAAAGTTTGTTAAAAACAAACGCATGACAAAAGCCAATAATAATAAATAAGTAGTACCCTAATGTCATACACAAGAAACATTAAATGGTTAAACGATAAGCAGATTATTTACAGGAAAGATCCTATAAATGATAAGCCATCGCTTAGTACCAAAGAATATGATTACTATGAGGATGGCACACATGAATACTATAGATTATTTTATACGCCTAGTAAAATCACCACGTATAGATCGCTAAAATGGCATTTTCTAGTATTATACTATTTAAATCAAGATATGACTGAAAATTTAGAACATGTCTTTAGATTTATAGCTAATAAAGAAAACGGTTTTGTTACATTCTTTATTAAGTCAAGAATACTAGACAGCATGATAAAAGATGTATTTGATCAAGGCGGTGATCCACCTAAAAACAAGTCTCGTAAAATTATATTTAAAGATTACAACGGTTTATCTTTTGAAGAAAAGATGAAGGTTGTAGGCCAATTGTCAGGTAGACAAAAGCTTGATAAGACTAAAATATATGACACGATGCTTTATTTAAACGATTTTGGTAAACCTATAACTAATAGTAGATTAGCTGGTTTATTAGATTGTTCAGTAAGAACTATACAGAGGCACATGTGTGCTAATTTAAAACAAGAAAAAGAAATACTAAATGAAGAAATATAATATAGCTAATTACATTAGGTATAAAGAAGATGTGAAAGCATTGAAACCTAAAGGTGAAGTTTGGGATTACTTTGATAGAGAAGAAGTTATTAAAGCTTATCTACCTTTAGTAGAAAACATAGCAAGAAAATTTTCAACAAGTGATCAAGCATCAGGAATATTAAGCATAATGGATTTAATACAAGAAGGAAGTATTGGATTAGTTTTAGCGGTAGATAGACTTGATTGGTCTGTACTTGAGAAAACAGAAGACATTGAAAAAACTCTTAAGTCATTTTTTGGAAAAAGAATAAAAGGAGCAATACGCAGAAGAATAGATATACATAGAGGAAACATACGTATACCTGAGCATAAGCTTGGAGAAATACGTAAAGATGGAGGAAAAAATGAAAAAATGGTACAAATGTTTTTTAACTCTGTTTTTCTAAGTATAGATGCAAAAAATAAAAACACTGGAGAATCATTCGCTGATTCAATAGAAGATCCAACTAGTGATTATAATGTGGAAATATTAAACATATACTTATTAAGTTTAATGGATATACATTTAAATCAAAAGCAATATGATGTGCTTAGATATAGTTATGGACTTGCTTGTGATAAGCTTCCAGCAAAAGAAATAGCTAAGAAAATTGGATTGTCAGGAACTAGTGCTTATGTAAGAGTTTCTGAAATAAAAAAGGAAGCAATACAGAATTTAATTGATAACGTAGATCACTCACAAGTGGTTGATTATCTTTAAGTTACGTATGTAAATTTAATAAATAATATGTAATTATAATACTATGACCATATACCAAAAATTATCACAAATTCAAACAGAGTTTAAATCGAAGAAGAGTAGATTTAACTCATTCGGCAAATACTACTTCCGGTCAGCCGAAGACATTCTCGAAGCAACAAAACCCTTTCTTAATAAGTTAGGAGTTACAGTTACAATTAGTGAAGAGCTAGTTGTTGATGGGCCTATGCCTATTATAAAATCAACAGCCACTATTACTGATGGTGACAATGCTATACACGCTACTTCTATTGTAGGTGTTGATGTAAACCAAAAAGGTATGCAAGCACCACAACAGTTTGGTAGCGCGTCGAGTTATGCGAAGAAGTATGCATTAGGAAATTTATTCCTAATTGATGATACTCAAGACAGTGACGCAACTAACAACCACGGTAAAGATAAACTTACTGATATTAGTAAAGCTAAAAGCTATATTAAATCAGGTGGTAAAATAGATGCTATCAAAGCTAAGTATCAATTAACGCCTGATCAAGAGAAGGCACTTAAAACACTTTAATGAATAAAGAAGATGTAATTGATAAGTTGCGAGATGACGAATATTACTATGGACCTTTCGGTAAGAAATATCTTAGTAATTCTGACATTGGAACTTTACTTACAAATCCTTTAGCTTTAGGAAAGCAGCAAGCTCAGCGACCTGCATTCTTAGTTGGCGGATACTTTCATACCGCTATCCTAGAACCAGATAAACTGAAGAAGTATAGAGTTATACCTTCGTCAACTAGGAATACTAAAGTTTATAAAGAGATGTCTGGTGGAGAATTATGCTTATTACAACACGAGGTTGACGCGATAGAACTTATGACTGACAAGATGTTAGATAATAAAGTTTGTCAAGCAATGATACGTGATAGTAATACAGAATACGAAACACCAGGAATTAAAGAGATTGAGGGTGAGATGTGGAAAGGTAAAGCAGATATTATAAATCACAATGAAAAGCTAGTCATTGATTTGAAGACGACAGCCGACATTACTAAATTTAAATGGTCTGCATCTAAATACAACTACGACTCTCAAGCTTATATTTATAGTGAGTTGTTTGGTTATGAGATGGTTTTTATTGTAATAGATAAAAACACTCATCAACTAGGCATATTTGACTGCTCACCAGAATTTTATGCTAAAGGTCAAGACA